TAATGCCCTTTTCTTTTCTCTTTCGGTAGCCTTTTCGCTATCAATGACTTCAATTTCACCGCTATTAATGTATAGCCCAATAATAGGATGCTTTTCATTAAAAGAATCTACGACATTTGAGCCAGGCAATATTTGATTACCTTCATAATTAAGAATGGATAGGGTATTGTTAAAAACTATTTTCATTTTTTTTCTCCAAGAAATATTTATTTGAAAAATCCCCAAGGTTAGGAGCCCTTGAAATCAATCGCAGGCTCCTAAAACATCTTGGAGAGATGATTATTAATTGTTAAACACCATCAGCATAAACAGCAGCAGTTGGGCGACGGAAAGCCGTACCAGCAGTGCGTGCGAATAGATTAAAGGTAGCGTTTAAGCCTTGATATTGAGCAGGTAAAACACGTAGTGGTTCAGTAACAACACCGAAAACGTTTTCAATGTCATTCTTATAAACCATCATGCGGTCCTTTCCTTCAACGCCAACACCGTTTCCAGCATTACACAAATCAAAGTTAATCAACCCTTGAGGAGCAAACCTTGCTTTTAATGCTTCTAAGTAAGAAATCTTAGAATCTGTGCCCGTGAATTTAGTAGTCAAGGTTACCCATGAGCTGCGAGGGAAAAGAATAGTATCAGGTTTTACGGTACCGACACCAGTTGCCCCTTTTGTATTCTGGAAAACAGTGTCTAAACACTCTTGAATGTGTTGAGCGATTTGGTCTAAAGTAAGGTCTTTATGAGCGATCTTTCCACTGAAAGAGGTTAAAGCAACCTTAGGAACGTTTGCATTTGTGAACAAACCTTCAATGCCACCTTCTGAATCACCCTTTAATAAAGTGATGTCAAGGCATTCTTCAATTGCCTTACGGGCGGCAAGTGCGTCTGTTTTGTCTAAGCTTTCATTCGCAAAGAGCCAAGCATCAATATCTGATTGGGTGAATGAATAGCTGGCACCAATGTTTTTTACAAGAATATTATAAAGCTTGAATGCACCAGAAATTGGAGGAAGTTCTTTCGCATCAGAAGCGACTAACTTAGCCATTCCAAGAGCTGAATATACTTTGTATGTAAACGATTGGATGCCTTTGTTTAAGCCCTTTTTAAGAGGAACTTTACCAACAGCTTCAAGAGCTGCACGTGGCATATCATATACTTCTGTTTCAATTTGCTCAAAGAGCTTATTAATAGAAGTTTGAGTTGCTGCGTCATATTGTTTAATGAACATATTATAACTCCTTAGCCGATTAGGGCATCAAATAAGCCACCGTTAGCGGCAGAGGTTAAAGAAATAGCGTTAGCATTTACATTTGTTCCAGCTGTATCAACAACTGTATTACTAGTTGTCTCAACATAAAGGGCAGAGTAAGAATCAATAGCTTCACCAGCTTTTAGTTGCATTCCGCCTTTCATTACAACATTCACAACATCGCCAGCTTTGAAGCTATCTTTGCAAGATTCACGTTTAACGAAGCCCAAAAGAACAGAGCCAATAACCGCGTCTTTACCTTGTGTTGCTAATGTTGGTGTTGCGAAGGTGAATCCAGATGATCCAACATCGATTCCCCAAACGTCACCATTACGATTTGCCCCTGCAACTTTAGCGGTTGCAATTAACTTGGTGTCATCTTCAGTAAGGGTATAAAGAGCGTCTGTTCCAAAAGCCGTCACAAGAGCCTCTACAACTGTTTTTACTGTGCTGGATGATGTAGTAGAAATTTCAGCAACGTTTACACCATTACGGGTAACCTTAATTGTCCCTGTAGCTGCTGAGACTACAGTAGGCGTAAGATTCCAAACAGCAGCTACAGCTGCATTTGAAGCCACATGAGTTTTATAGCATTTCTTGTCTTGCCCTTTATAGCCATAAACAGGAAATCCACCCTCTAAATTTACATCTTCCTGTAGAATAAAGGAAACGATTGTGTTTGGAATGTTAGGAATCAGCAAGCCTGCCGCTTTTTCTGTTGCTCCATAATCATTGATTTGATAGGCCATTGTTTAGCCCTCCTTTTTAGGATTAAAGAAAGAATCGTAGTGTTTTTCGTAAGAACTCTTTTCTGAACCAGAAGAAGAACCGCTCTTAGAATCTAAAGATGTGGTGGTGGTCTTTTTTGATTTAGATAAAGAAAGCACCGCAGCGTCATACATTGCCGATACATATTCTTGACTTTTATCTTTTAAATCGATTGAGTCGTAAGCTTTTGCGATAACTGCCTTTTTAATATCTTCGCTAGAATCGACTGCTTTTACTTCACAGCCCAATTCTTTAGCGGTATCAATCAAAGCTAGTTTTTCAGAAACTAATTTATCTAAATCAAGAGCCTCGTCTTTTTCTTTTTTCTTTTTTAATTCTGCTTCTAAAGCGTCTGCCTTTGCTTTTAACGCTTCTTTTTCTTTATCCGACAAGTCCAATTTTTTAACCGCTTCATCAAGTGACTTTTGAACTTTTTTAAGTTCGCTAATCACTTCTTCAGCTGCTTCATATTGAACGCCATCTAAAATAAATGTTTTCATATTGTTATTTTCCTTTTTGTTATGTTCAAAATTATCCATTGAGTCACCGACTTTAAAAATCACACTATCACCTGCTCGCCCTCTTTTGACTAAGGCGATGTGGTTGCAATTTGTAATTCTGATTAATTCTTGGTCATAATCAACTCCGTGCCAGTTGCCAGAACGAGAAACAACTTCCCCTTCGTATCCGCAAGAGATCGCTTCCACTTCTTTATTTTCAATAGCATCAACAGCTTTTTTATTAGTGATTGTTATAGTGACAAAACTATTATATCCGTCAAAAGAGGCATTATTACTTGAAAGGCCTACGCTTAATTTTTCAGCATTTTCTGACGAAACATCTTCTTTTGGGTGATATAATGTGACAGGCTTGTTGTTAAATAGTGTAGTTGCATCTCTTAATGTTTCAGGGCGTCTTAATCGTTTAACTATCTTTCCGTTCTCGCCCATATACGAAAACACGCCTATTCCTGTAATACAAATGTTTCCTGTTAAATATCCCTCTGGTGTTTTACGAAAAACATTATCTATGTCGTAAAAATCATTAAATAAAAGAATCTTATTCATAATAAAAGTATAGATAAATTAATTTTAATTTTACTGTTTTATATAAATGAATTATTTTATAAAGTAATCTGAACTATTTCTTAACGTTCCAGTGTCTATCAAAGGCTTTGCTCCTTCTTTATTAACACGCCTTCTTAGTGTGGCAGGAGAAAGTCTTTCATATTTGCTAGAATCGCCCATCGCTACTCTTAACTGCCCTAATGCTACCACTCCTATTTTATCTTTTGCCGCTTGCAACTCTATCCTTCCTTTTATAAGATCATCCATGCACAAAGAAAAGATTTTTTGTATTTTATCTGAATGGTCATTGACCAAAACGTCCATGAATGGGCGTGCAGGAATTGCAGGATAACCGTTTTTACCTGATTTTGCTGCTCTCCCATAATTAAGAGTTGCGGCTATTAATGCCATTGACGTGTCGTATTTAAATTTCGACTTACCTTTTTTGTTTTTTGAATTCAAGCTTGAAAGAGCTTTTTGATGTGCTTTACTACCGTCAACCCAGCCAACAGATATTGTAGTTTTAGACAAATTAATTAGATCTCTCTTCTTTTTTCTAATCTCTACTAAAAAATCCTGGATGGCCGTATTCTTTTTAGCCATTTATGCCCTCTAACTCTGGAATAAACGGCAATCCAAAACACCTACATTGATAATCTTCTGAAGGATTACCAATAAACATACTAGCTAGCCTTTTATGTTTTACAAGAGTATCGCCTTCTACTTTGTAATAAATAGTAGGGTCATCCCAGCTGCATATAACGCCATTTAGCTTTGCATGAGAGTCTCTAGTTCTTGCATCACCTACGGCAGTCCATACATATAAATTAATGCCAACGCTTTTTTGTTGTATCTTATTAATAGCTCCATTTAGTTTTGACACCTGGTCTCTAGCTATGAATTGGGCTTTTTTCTTTGTATAATCATTTGTCGACTCTAAAATTTTCTTTCTTACAATAGATAAGGCGTCCCCCCTCATCACAGAATCATATACATCTTTTGAAATAATCTTCTTAAGGTCATTTGTAGCTGATTTGCATTGTATTAAAAAATTATTCTTCCAATTGTTTAGTAATGATTTTTCAACAGGTGCAGGAATATATCTTTCTCCTATGCTTATTTTTGAAAATTCAGCAAATGAATTAGAAACAGCACTTTCTACATTTGAAATTAATTTATCTGTACTTAAATCAAAGGCGGCTAACTCAACAGAACTAACAGAAGTTGTTTTTTCGAGCCCTTCTAAATCATCAGCTATCTTATAACCCTTCAAAGCCTCTTCTATCATGCTTTTAGAAGAAACATTCATTAAGTTATAAATCAGTTCGTAGGCTTCTTTTTCTTGCTTTAGAGTGTTGTATATACGCTTTGGAAACCTCGTCTTACGAAGCGAACGTTTCTTACGCCCTTTCTCTAACGCCTTTACTCTTTTTGCAAAATCAAGAAATGACATTATTCTTTATTACCTTCACCTATAAATAGCCCATATTGAGAACCTTTTAGCTTTAAAAAGGCTTTAATGTCTTCAATTTCCACAACGTCTTCCATAGAAAATAATTTTACAGCTATATCCACAATTGTATTTAATGACGTTGTTTTTTCTGTTTCTGTCATTTGACCGACAGCACCCCACTCAAATTCAATGTCTTTTTTTATTCCTAGGTTTCTTTTTGCGAAATCAGAAATCAATTGACACATTACATCATATAGCTTGTTTTCTCTTGTTTTTTCCACAAGCTCATTAAATACACGAATATCACCTTCATTTGTGCTCGATAGCCCAGTAATCATATTTCCAAAAAGAATGGATACTGGTATCTGAGAGCTCGAAGAGACGTAAGCCATAACAATACGCATTATTTCGGGAATTCCAGTAAAATTATGGTTAATTTGTGCTAAAGTATCGTTTCTATCTTGTATTATGCCTCTGAATACCGACATTTGGCTTTTCAAAAGCCCCATCCTTCTTCTTATTGATTCTTCACCACCATTAACCATTAATCGTTGCCAGAAGCCATCGAAACCAAAAACGGAAACGCCGTTCTCTTTAATCATATTCCCAATTGAAGAAATAGAAGTTCCAAACAATTTAGAGCCGTCTTTAATCATATTAATTAATGACAAGCCAAATATTTCTTGCTTAACGGTTACATCTTCTGAATCGGGTAATAGCTCCCCTTTTACTATCTTTACTCTTGAAGCGTGAATAGGTTGAATAGTTCCATCTTTTTTTATAAAACGATAGTATTCAACAGAGCCGAAATAAGGACTTTCTTTATCCTTCACCCAATCACTATCATCCATCATCAATCGCCCAGACGAGTAAACACGATAGCCAGTTACCCTTCCTAACGCTCTAACAGGCTTTTCTAAATCATCGTCACCTTCGTACAAAGTAACGATTATGGAGCCGTTATAAAGCCTTGCATATTTTAACGCTGTTACAATAGATTCAAAAAACTTTAATTTAGACAGTTCTTTATACATCTTTCCGTCATCATCATCGACAATAGAAATAGGATTGTTAAAAACAGCTTCGGGAACTTTATCTACAATCGTCTTTACAAGTGGATCTCTTGCATATAAAGAAGCCAATTCGGATTCATCTTCAACTGGAATTCCATTTTTTACATGATCATGAGTTGATGAGTCTAAACTTGTGCCCATACCTGTTAGTACATTTAGATACGCACCATCGTCTATTTTTATTTTTTTTCCGTCCATTTTTCAATCCTTTTTTATTAAATATAAATTAATTTTCCCAAGAGTTGATTATATTAAATTTTGTACTCATATAAATTAATGCCATTGAGTTACTATCAACATAGTCATCATGTTTTCCGCTAGGGAAGCTGATCATTTCGCTTTCCATGTCAGATACAAACATTTTCTTAGTGCAATGGTAAACCGAACCAGATTCGTAAAAAACAGCAGCGGTTTTCGCCCTTTCTATTTTTGACCTTGATCCGACATTAAATGGTATTATACCAGGAACTCTATCTTTTAGTATGTTTATTGCCGCTGGCCCATTAGCATTGTCTTCAATAACTATCGCAGATGTGTATGGATGCTTTGCTCGCATTAACTGAATAGCGTCTAATGTCTGGCTAAAACTTAATTGATTAGCCATTCCATCAATAAGATAAAACTTATTTCCATGCATTCCCCACACTGTGCAAGCTGATCTATCGCAGTCCTCATCACCTTTGAAGGTTAAATCCCAAGATTGAATTACAAAATCAAACATTTCATAATTAAAAAAATCTTCATACTGAAACCAAACGGCTTTAAATATTGCTCCGCCTTCTGGGTTCGGCCTTTGTTGATATAAAGAAGCAAAATTACTTTCACCAATAGCCAACTTAATTTTTTCAAGCCTTTCTAGCGGATATCGCTCTTCATGTAACGCCTCGCCCTTTTTTCTGAAATGACAATCTTCTTCTGCTATCGCTGGGAAAGAAAGGATCTTAAACTTATCTCCTCCTTTTTCTTGTTCTTTTATAAGCCGCCCCGCTAAATCGTCCTCATGCCATCTTGTTTGAGTAACAACAACGCCGCCACCATTTGAAAGCCTTGTATATAGATCACTTGTATATACCTCCCAAATATTATCCCTAATTGTTTTAGACCTTGCCGCCATTCGGCCTTTTAATGGGTCATCTATACTAATTATATCAAAGCCCATTCCAGTAACACCATTATTAATGCCGTTAGTGTATATAGAGCCTTCATGATTTGGAATCTGGAAAAACTCTACTGTATCAGACGTTTTATTTTTTCTGGATAAAGAAAGGTTTGTGCCTGGAAACATTTCTAAATATCTAGGGTCATTCATTATCCTTTTAACGTCTCTGCTCATTCTATTTGATAGCTCTGAACCATAACAAGTAATATTGAAATTAATAGATGGGTCAACGCCCTCAACCCATGCTGGGAATGCTCGAGAGCCTATCTGTGACTTGCCATGCCTTGGCGGTGCTTCTATAATTAACCTTGGCGAAAGCTTTTTTTTTACATCTAAATAAAACATCATTAATTCAGCACAAATTATCCTATGAAACCAAGCAATTAAATAATTTGGTGTCATTAAAGACGTGAAGCCTAAAAGATTAGTCCTTCCTATATGCACTTGCTCTTTTGTAAGAATACTTTTAGCCATTCTTTTCTTTTTTATTGTTGTCGTTGTAAAGTAACATTTTAGCGGCTTCTTTTTCTATCGAGTTTAATGTAGGCATTTGAACGCTATCTTCTTTAATCTCTTCGCCTTCCATTTCCTTTGATAGAAAATTAATTTGTGATGGAACTGAAATACCGCAGGCATCAAATAACATCATTAGCGATTTCATGTCCCCACTCTGCATACACTTAGCAACATTCATATATATAGCGTATTCGGCAATCGTCAGCCGTTCAGGTAATATAATACCAATCCCATCTAATACGCTTCTAATCGGCTCAGTCGGGGTCGCAATTGAATTTAAA